TTACAGGAGGTGAAACAGGAATGAGTAAAGACAAGGAGACAACCGGAGTCTGGATGGGGATAGATGTAGGGTTGAAGTCTCTTATGGACTTCGTAACTCAACTTAGTGGCAAGTCTCGTAAGGACTATGTTACTGAATTGATAGAGGATGATGTATATAATAGACTGAAAGGTGTTCCTAATATCGAAGGTCTGTTATCTACTCTTGAAACTCGATTCCCAGGCAGTAATTACGTCGAGGCTTTCAATGGGCTTCAAGGGAGAGTTATGGCAAGGGAGGTGCAAGTCGTTGCTATGCCTGCGGATGTACCAGCCGGTAACTAAAGAGGATTGTCAGCGTTGTTGGGACGAGCAGGAGCGGCGCGCTCATCTTAGCATTGAAGAGTGTGGAAAGGAGAATCTCATTGAAGAAGAAAAGATTTCTACAATACCCAGGAGGAGTTCAAGACCCGAGCACTTCTGGGTTTTCTACCCGATTGACTGATGAGGAGTTGAATACTCTCTCTTACCTAGTTGGGAAGTATCCCAAAGAAACTATGAAGCATCTTAATGGTCATGAGATGTTTCGTGAATGTATAGAGCGAGGACTATTTTCTCGCCTGAAGGAGGAGGACGAATGTGGGAAGAATACCGATATGTAGATGTAAAGCACGAGACTTCTCCTCGTTGGGAGAGGATTCTTCGTGCAGACCTGAAAGGATGGGTAGAAGCAAATGCAGGAAGAGAGAATCTCTTTTCTACTATTCAGACCTTTGCGTCACCTGCGGCGCGAGACAACGAGCCGCACTGGTGTCCGTTCTTTATCGACCTGGACTCTGACACATTTGACCTTAGCCTTAAAGAGGCGAGGTTCATTGTTGATTATTTTCTTACAGGATTTGAAGTGGAGCCGGCTATATGGTTTTCAGGGAACAGAGGATTTCATATTACTGTTGACGCAGTGGCTTTTGGTGCTGAGCCGAGTCCTGAGCTTACATATATCTGGAGGCACTTGGCTGAAAGGATTGCAGCGCAGCTTGGACTCACGACTCTCGATAAGCGGGTATATTCGCGCCGGAGGATGTGGAGGATTGACGGAACACGTCATGCTAAAAGCGGTTTGTACAAGAGAAGAATTGAACTCGGAGATTTTCGCACTGCAACAGCCGAGGATATTAGGGATAGAGCGAAAGAACCACTGGTGGTGGAAGGGTTGGTACACGGAGAAACTGTTGAGCTATCGAGCGGACTCCAAACTTTATATAGTTCCTCTGGACAAGAATACCAAGACCGACAGCGAGTCTTAGAATCAGAGCCAGTAGCATATTTTTTTCCGGGGGCGCGCCGGCTTGTGTCAAGTTCTTGTTGGAGAACGGCCTAGCTGAGTTAGGTACAAAGAACCGGGCTGACATGGCTCTGGCTGGATATTTTAAGGATAGTGGAGTGTCCATTGAAACTGCTAATCAGTGGATAACTGGTTGGGCTGCCAGTATTCCCGATTCTTTGACTCATGTGGAAGATAGCCGGGAGCGCCAGACTCAATCGCAAGCTGTTCTCCGGGCAGTATATAGCTCGCCGCAGTATAGTTTTAGCTGCGGCTCGATGCTGTCATGCGGATTAGATAAAGCACTGTGTGAAGGATGCAAGGTCGCGGAGGTTAAAGCAAAGGAGGTTTCCCTCCATGATTTTGCTCTTGCTGAGAATATGAACATGCCTGTTGTAATCGAGGCAGATGCAATAGGTAAAGACCACAAAGAGTTGCTAGTTCCAAGTAAAATTGTTGGTCACTGTATTCCAAACCCGGATTCCAAAGCGTGTACGCGCTGTGGTATGCTTCAATACCTTAATGTTGAACATGCTCGTAATGAGCGGACATTGATATTTGATGCTAAGAACATAAAGACTCTTGAGCTTATAGATATGAGCGCAGAGGGATTGATGCACAGAGTAAAGCGCATCTTTGGTGTAGAGTCAAGATGCACTGATTTTAGGTATGAGGTTGAATGGTCAAACGCTCAGATCATATATCTTGCGTCAAGAGTCAAGGCTGATTTCAAGGTTGAAGAATCCATGACAAAGGTTAGAGCTATCCTGTTACAGCATGGACTTCAGCTTAACAGAGGATATAACTTTCATGGGAGAGTGTATTCTCATCCTCGGTCTCTGGTGGCCACCTTTATAGTTGATAAGGCTGAGCAACTGGCTTCATCGCTGGAAACATTTGATTTGCCCAGAGATGAACTGGACAAGTTAAGTATCTTCCAACCCAACAGCGACCAGACTGTAATGGATAAAATCAACGATATACATCGCTGCATGATTTCCGACTTCATCTTCATCTTTGGTAGAGATGATTTGATATTAGCTGTCGATGCTGTATATCATTCTGCTCGATGGATTCCATTTCAGAAAAGAATCATCAAGGGCTGGATGGATATACTCATTATAGGCGATACCGGGCAGGGCAAGACTGAAACCGTAAAGCAGCTAATGGGGTATTATAACCTCGGTACTTATGCCGCTGGGGAAACGGCTTCTCGCACCGGTCTGCTTTACAATGTGCAGGTGGTAAAGGGGGAAGACGCGTGGGTAAGTTTTGGTCTGCTATGCAGAGCTAATGGTTTACTTGTAGCTATAGATGAAGCACATGCTATTATGCCGGCAGACTTCAGAGAGTTTACATTGGTAAGAAGCAGCGGAATAGTGGACGTGAAAAGATATGCCTTTGGAACTGCAAAGGCAGAGACGAGACTAATATGTATCTCTAATCCTAGAACAGGCATTCCAATGGGAAGTTACGGCTATCCCGTAATGTCTATACCAGACGTTCCAGCATTTCATGGACTGGAAGATATAAGGAGGTTTGACTACGCAGTAGGATTGATGGCTGGAGATGTAGATGATAAGACAATTAACACTGATGTAAGAGCATTAGAAAAGATTGGTAATCCTTATAATGCCGAGTTATGTCGCAACCTTATTCTCTGGGTATGGACACGCAGACCAGAGGATATTGTTATTGACTATGACACAGAGAAATATGTGCTTGAAGTTGCTAGAGAATTAGCAAGTGAGTACGTGCCTGGTATTCCACTTGTAGAAAGTGCTGACATCAGGTTAAAGATAGTTAGAATAGCAACAGCACTAGCTGGCAGGACATATAGTACAGATGATGGCAAGCATTTGATTGTCACAAAAGAGCATGTTGCTTCTGCTGTGCATTTCCTTGAGCGTCTTTACAAGTCGCCCGCTTTGGATTACTGGGGATATTCTGCTGACTATGCAAAAGCAGTTATCCCTGACGAGGTATTTGACCGTATGCTGCTAGATTTTAAGACTAGCTGGCCGGGTTTATGGGAGAATATGGCTCGTTGGATGCTGCAAACTAACGTCTTTACCAAATCTCACATAAAAACTTCTTTGAAGCTTGGTGATAACGATGTTAATGAATTGCTTTCTTATCTTCTCAATACAAATATGTTAGAGATTACTTCCAGAGGACAGAATAGAAAGACTCCTACTGGCAGAGACTTCTTTCATACATTGCTGCATCCAGAGAAGAAGAAAGCTAAATCTGTAATAGAGGAGGAGGATGAGTTATGAGAGTTGAATTACGTGCAAATATCAAAGACCATATTTACTTGCGTCTGTGTCGTCTTGCTGTACAGGCAAAGACGTTAGCCAATGACATTGATAAATGTTCGCTGGACGACAAAAAACTTAAGGTAATACTTGAGAATATCGAAGATGCTTTGTCTCTTGCGGATGTTATTAGAGAGGACGGAAGGAGGTTACTAATTGAGCCTTGCGGAGGAGAAAATGGCAGAACAGATTAACGTTATTTCTGACTATCTCAAAACTGTTATCCCGGATAAAATACCAGTTGAGAAATACGAGTGGTATTACAAGAAGCTCAGAGGTATAAAACAGCTAATGGAAGGAGAACCCTGGGACGAGATAGAAAAATGGGATGAGCATGTTAAGTTTGCGCGGCAAGATGAACCGTTCAAACAGTATTATAAACTGCGTATGGAAGCAGACCGAAGGGAGGGATTTGCGAGATGAAACTATCACTGTTTGGAAGACTACACTTATTTTCAGGTTTGAAGGAGGAGGTGAAGAAATGAGCCAATACAGTCGTAGACAGGAAGACCGAGCTGAGCAAAAGCTAAGAAATATCGGCTTTGTGCTTGTAGAAGATACAGGCAGGAGACATACTGGCGCTGCAGACCGGGTGATGATTCATCCAGATACAGGTATAAAGCTGACTATTGACCACAAGTCAACCAGAGGTAAAGAGGGGATAAGGGTGGAAAGAGCTTGGCTGGATAAAATTAAAAAGGAAGCCGCACCTGGCTCTCTGCCCGCTATTACCTTTAGCTTTCTAAACTGCCAACACGTCTATATTATTATGGACATAGATGACCTGGAAGGAGTGATGTACTGATGCAGGTTCAACCAAAGCAATTTAACCTGATGCAATATATTGAAAACAGGTTTAATGAGAAGCAGTGGTCAATACTTGCCATTGCTGATTATCTTGAGTCACATTTCCCAGGTGCAATGGAGGAGATAAAAAGGAGAGAGTTTTACTACCGGTGCTGGTCATTCATGATGGGCAGAGAGATTACAAGAAAAAAAGCAACTCCCGAGGATGTCCTTGTAATATCTATTGCTAATGTTAATGTCATTGACAAATTACGAAAGGAGGCAATCGCACAAGGCTGGATGGACGAGTTCCATAGAGCGGAGCTAAATGTTAAGCATGAATTAAAGGAGATGTAACAAAATGGTTGACATTCTTGGTCTGTTACTATATGTCACAGTATTAGCTCTGGTTGCTTTGTTCGACCACCGTTAATACTTAGGTCGAGTTGGGCGAGATGGCTCTAAAGGACTTCTCGCCCTTTTTTCTTCTGCTGTTGGAGTCCAGAGTAATTCGTAAGGTTCTCGCTCGCCTTCCATTACTTCGTACAGGCGTTTACCTCCGGTGTAACCGGGAATAACATTAGCCAGACCACTTTTACTCAGCATTGATATTCCCTGGTCAAGCATCTTGTTGTTATTTTCCATAGAGCCAAGAGCTACATTAGCAAGACCTTTGAACGTTCCTCCAACAACAGCACCAACACCAATAACAGTCTCAAGCGAAGGCGATACAGGGAATGGAACTTCTTGACCATATATTCTTCCTGCAGGGAATAATCCTTTCCACATAAAGTCTGTATTTACTCCCATACGTCTACCAACTTCAGCAACACACGCAACCATAGCAACATACTTAAATAAAGCAAGTCGCTCGTTTACTGAAGGCTTCAGTCCAAATATGGTTTCCTTGCCCAATCCCTGGGCAAACAGTTGTCTGATATAAGTAGTTGTAAAGTGGGCAGGCCAGGTAGTATACTGACCAAGCATCCTACCAAGTGCCGAAGTCATATATGCTGGCGCGCCCATGCGATTATAATTCCATTGAGTATGATACAGCAGCTTTCTAGCACCGTCTACTTCATTCTTGAATTTACCCATGCGGATTGCTTGCTGTAGCGTATCCCAGAACCCTGCCCCCTTTACCATTTGCTCTCTAGCGCCAATCATTGCTCCAAACTCTATAAGCTCTTGCATTTTGCGTCGAGAACCCGTTATCTCTTTCCAGAGGTATCCGTTGACTGCCGCTGCTGTATTCATATACTTGTCAACAGCCGCTATACCACCGTAAGTCAACATAGAATCCCATGATTTTGTATTGGTAATATCAACAGCGGAAAATAGTATCTTTCTGCCTCGCGGCCCTCTTCCGACGGTGAAATCCAGGTCGTTTAATATACCTCTGCCGCCTCTGGTAAACATGGATGAATAACCCGCCACTGTAGCTTTAGAACCTATAAGCGGAATACTAAGTAATCCCTGAAATGTATTCCTGACAACAGGCCTGGCGTTTCCAAGAAGTGTTCCTCTAGCAATACTCTGTCTCCAGTGACCAGTGAAATTTTCCCATGACCTTCCAGTAGCTTGCCACCTGCCACCAGTTGATTTCTCGATAGCATTGGACAATCTGTTAAGTTGAGCATTTAGAATTGTATCAGAGCGAGTAGGATGACTAAAGACATTAAACTTCTTCCAGTTATCATAGAAGTCCTGTAGTAATTTCCCATCCGCTTCTGGTAAGTCTGCTACTCTGCCCGCTATTATTGCATCAAACCTATCAAGTTCTGGCTGAATGTATAGCTTCCGCGATTCATCGCGTAAAGCCAGCCATCGCGTAACCTCGTAATCACGCATTAAAATTTCATCGGGTACTTTGCGCTGCCTCTTTAGAAACTCCGGAGCCCACATATCTTTTGGAGTACCTGGGGAATACTTTGTCCTTGTGCCTTTAAGCCTCTTCTTGGCCGCATCCTCTGATATATTATAGACATAGTAATTGACAATAGGAATATCAGTGCCAGGCCCAATTCTTCCTTGCCTTACAGCTTCGTCTCTTAGAACATCAAAGTATCGCAGCTTATCTTCTGCTACAAAGTCCTCTATAAAGGTTATCATATCAGAGTATTTATCCAGGTCTTGACCTGACTTCATCATGAGTTGGTCTCTGAACTCTTTAGGAAGGCTTTTCTTTTGTGCAAGATACCATGCTGTCATACGCTCTGGAACGTCCCACTTAATACCGAAATCGTCGTAGTAACTCTTTCGCATAGAACTATAAAATGCTTGCGAGTCGTCAACTATTTTACTGACCATGAATCTTCCATCTTCTACATTTGTATAATAGTCAAATAAGTCCAGCTTATGAAATACATCCCACTTTGGTCTGAATGTTTGGTCAACCAGGTTTATAACTGGTTTAGCACTCGCAGGCGCATCCATGTATACTCCAATATCGTTTACTACTTGCTCTAACTGGAGTCTATTTAGCATAGAAGTGTCTTTTGCTTTCCCGTAAGAAGCAGCACTTATTACATTGTCCACGTATTCTTTAGGAACAAGCTTGCTTTTCTGTACCTGGTCAATATAGGAACGGTAAAGAGTGTTAGCGGAGAACTCGTCAATGTCGGTAATATTCAGCCCTTTTCTTATATCCTCCATACTCACTCCGCCGACAAACGGTATACCTTTACGCGCCACGTCAAACTCGTCCATCTGGGCAATTACAGCGTCTCTAAAGCCTCTCCTCAATATCCCAGGTTTAGCTGTGCTAAAGAAATTCTTTAACACACCACCTGCTTTAGCAACACCATATCCAAGAGCAACTTCAAATGCAACACCTACAGCAAGCTCTGTAGCTATATCAGAGACTTGCCTTGCTCTCTTCATACCCTTGTGACGCTCGAACCACTGGTTAGTTAACTCTATTTCTTCTTGCGTCTTGCCAAGCCTCTCGAATACCTTTGACCATTGAGCATGTTGCTCTACTTCAGGAGATGTGCCTGTAACTGCTTTAACTCCCCAATCTATCATGTTGCGAAAACTGAACGGTTTAGTAGGCTCTTTGCCTTTTATTGGCCCGTATTTTATATATGGCGGAATAGCTCTAAATGCCTTACGTCCAAGACGAGCAGGCTCTGTTTCAAGGTAGTAAGACAATGCTCCTTGAAAAAACAATTCAGCAGCACCAGCAACTCTCAGTCCCATAAAGATTCCTGGTATTGTACTTGCACTTATTTCTTCAGTTATCTCTGATACAGGGCGACCTGTTATTTCAGCAAGTCTATATACAGGAGCAGGCTGCCCTGCCTGCAAGCCTGGTATAGGGACATCTGGTGAAATAAAAGTACCAAAGAGCCTTTCTATAGCAGTCTTTGATATATACGGCTGTATCCTCTCTTCCTCTGGTATCACATCGGCTGCGTCTATCAAAGGCTGTAAAGAGGGAGCACTTATCTTGTCGAGCAAATCGTCCGGTGTTTCTTCTCTACCTATTTTATCGAGTAAACCTTCATGTTTCATTTTACACTTAGCCGACGTGATACAATACTCGCTATCTTTTCACATGCTTTTGTAAGCTCATCAAGCGTAAAAGTACCCGGTACAGTAGTAAAGTCGGTGTAGGATAGTCGACCGCCGGTAACGCTGTTAAATATCTTGTCTACTTCCTCTGGCGCTATGAATTCACCAAAATTTGATATATACATCCTTATAGAAGATACATAGTCCATTTTGTCTCGAACTGCAGGGGTTGATTCCATATATCTTCGTGCTGCTGTTGCCCTGAGTCTTTCTACTAAGGTATCAAACTGCTCATCTGTTAAATCATCTAAAGACTGCACATTTTTTGCGCCTACATAATGCTTTGCTATCAACTCTACTTCTTTAGGACTCACATATCTTTCTTTTGTAAGCTTTGCTACAAATTCGTTCCTTATACTTCTCTTAACTACGTCCTTTAAGTCTATATAAGGCACACCAGCTTCGCGCATTATGTCTATATACTCATATGCAATTTTCTCAGGAACTCTTTGTGCCTGCCACGAATTAATAAGGAAAAACGTTTCAGCAAACATCTCTAACTCATTCGTTTTGGCATATTGTGTACCAAAGTACCGTCTGGTACGTACATCCCCAGGCATAAACACTTCGTATGATTTCCCCAGAGCTATCATAGTATCATAATATAAGTCTTCCCATCGCTTTCTCAGCTTGCCAGGAAGTTGGTCGAATATATCATGCCCAAGTTCATGCAGAACAATATCTCCTGGATATTTATATATATCAGGGTGCTGTAATCCTTTACCTTTATAGACAGCCTCTTCTCCAAGCTCAATCAGGCGTTTGCTGGGTGTGTACTGTCCGCCCAAATGAGCACCGGCGGGTATTCTTTTAATCTTAACTCCAAAATGCTTTGCTATATCTTCAATCTGCTTCTCAGTTGGATGCGCTGGCCATATTCCTCTGAGTACCATTCCTTCTTCGGCAGCATATTCCATTATGTCATTAGCAATGTCCGCCCATGTAGCAACACCCTTGACGCCAGCAAACTTCTTTGACCTGAGCTGCTCCAGCATTTCAGTGTATATTTGCTTCTTCTCCATAGCCTCGTCAAGAACATCATCAAAACTAAGCATGAAAGTAGCCGGCGAGACATCATCAAACATGCCTTTGATAAGTCCGCGAATACCAGCAACACCCTTAACGCCTTTAGCAACACCCTTAACTGCACCTCTAACTCCATACGCAATACCAGCCTCGATAATAGCACCAGCGGCCATTTCCATTCCAATCTCGGCTGCCGTATCTGCCACTTTACCTATACGGTATTTATCAACAAACTCTCCCCATGCTTGTGCTTCCCCTGGAGACAACATAGACATCTTAAAGACATCAAGAAAAGAACCATACCTCTTACCCTGAACAGCATCAGTGACTGCTTCTTTAATACCTTTCCAGCCCTGCAATTCAGGACGACCATAAGCGTGCATCGGCTGAACAGTCTTATAAGCAATATTAGATACTACCGCCTCTGGAATGTCAAATGCAGCAGCGGCTTTTGCTCTTTCTTCAAGTGTTCCTACAACCTCTTCTGGAGTATGTGGCACAAAAGGATTCCATACGCCTCCTTCACCAACATGCCAGTAATATGCCTGAAGTCCTGGCGGAACTCCGGCCTGCACTCCAGGTTGCTGACCTGCAAACTTACGCAGCTTAGTCCAGAAGCCGCCTTCGCCTATTTTATTGAGTAACTCTTCGTTCATCGTATCCCAAGCTCTTTCTCAAGTATTGCTATTACATCCTCTGGAACACCGCTGTCCTTCAACTTGCGATATGCCTTTGACCAGAACTCCGCTTTCTCCACCTCTGTCATTTTCTTTATAGTATCCAGGTCTCCCTGAGTCCACCTAATAGTACTCTTATATTGCTCAAGTACCTCAGCGGCAGTGGTAGGAACAGTTGGCTTACCAACACCGATTGCTGATCGAAGTCTAGGTACAAGTTCTGACGGAATATCCCTTCTAAGTCTTCGCTGCTCTCCAAGCTGCATTAGTGGTAATTCCTCAACCGATGGTCTAACATCTGCGGGTATTTCAAGCCGCCTAGCTTCAAGAGCATCTATAGCAATTTTAACTTCATTCGCAGCTTGAAGATTCTTTGGATTCTTTTGGTACTCCGCCCAAGCAGGAGACTTGGTTTGAAGGTCAATAACATCACTTCGCCATTGCTCTATTTTATCTTGAACAGTTCTTTCTCCTGCCATGCCTCGCTGGAATGTTCTTCCAAGTTCTGCCTGTGTTTCCTCAAATGTTCTCCTGAGCCCAGCTTCACCTGCCTGAAATGTCTGTCTCAGAGCTTCAAGCATCTTGTTATGTTCAAACTGCAAATTATCTAATTCTTTAGCCCATTGCTGTTTCTGTTCTGCAGTACCCTGTGTTGCCAGAGTTGTCATATTGCCCGCATGAGCAATAAGCATTTGTGTATTCTGACCAAGCAAAGCGATAGCGTTCTGCATATAGTCTTGCTGCTTGGTATAATCAAACTTCTCTCTGTCAAGCTCCCATGTTCTCTCGTAGTTTTCTCTCTTGAGTTTGAAGTCCTCAATAGCCAAGTCCATTTCGCTTAATTTCAGAGAGACATCAACAGCAGACTCACCTTGCTGGATACGCAGCTTCTCTAACTCAAGCTCCTGCCTTTGCTGTGCTATTGTCCATTCTTGCTTTTGCTCCTGCTCAAACCTCTTCTGCATGAATAATTGAGGAAGCAATATTCTTAGCATTTGACTCTCTGTGCCTTGCTGCTGTATCTTCTTCCGCTGCTCCTCTTTTACCCAGGCGGCAATGCCTTTACCAAAACCAGCAGCCATAGCTAATCTTTTATCAACGTATTCCTCTGGCAATTAAAATCACCACCTTAATAAGGCTGTAACATACCTCTACCTGCTCCGCCTGGAATTAAGGAGACATACCTCCGCCTGTTTGCTGCCCAAGCAAATACTGTAGTATCTGCATTTCCATTAGATTGCTGCCACCACCTGCGGCCGCTGCCGGTGGGAATAATTGCATTAGCAGTAAAGGCGCGATGCCCTCCATAATAGAACCCCACATTGCCGCTTCACCAGCTTCCTTCTGCATCTGCATCTGTTGTTGTGCTAAGTCATACTGTGTAACCAAGCCCAACCTTTGTAAAGATGCTCTGGCGGATTCTGCAGCTATATCCCTGGCGGCAGCCTGCTCTAATTCACCTCTTGCCCCTAACGCACTTCCCGACCTGAACATACCACGCTGTGCGTAGGCTATGTCACTTCTTCCCAATGCTTCAACTAGCTGCCTGTTCACATCAGCACGAACAGCACTCATTGTTTGTTCTTGTGCTTGCTGAGCTAATGCACCTATAGGCTGGCGGCCAACTTGAGGCTGAACTTGTGATACCTGACCAGGCAGAGGAGGTAACGGCTCATCTCCAGTAATATTGTGCCACATGCTCCGCAGCTGTCGCCCTCCAAACCAAAGAGGCGTGTACTCATACCATTTCCACTTTTCCGCATCTGCCATCTTTTATCACCTCCCTCTCGGCTTCATCCATGCTCGATGCCATAAAGCAAGCGCATCTGCGCTACCGCTTTAGCACGGCTGCTGTGTGTGCCTTTAACCTTACCGGTTTCCTTATTATAAGTAATCCATTTCTTACCACGTCTCTTTACAGCGTAAGGCATTTATATCACCTTGCTCTTTCCTGTCTTAGTATAACAGTTTTCTGTATATTTTCACCGGCAGAATATGTCTTTCTAACTCTTGCAACTCTGGCTGGAGGGCTGTGTCTGTCCTTCAATAATCTTATCTTTATCAATGGCTTCGCCTCCTCAAATAGAGGAGGGTGAGAGATTCGATGAAGCCTACTGACCACTTAAATAGGAGAGAAAACAAGCGACCTCGAATACCTGGCAAACCAACTCGTCTGTCCAGCGGCCCAAAACTTGTGTTGTATCTCTCACCCTCCTCGGTATATACTGTTATAGTAACTGCGTCTAGGCTATCTGACTGAACCTGAACACCTCTTAATAAAGCTTCATATTCGCCGTCTCTAAGATTAACGTAAGCTGTTTGTGCTTGAGCTTGTATATCTGCGTTGTTATCATCAGTAGCATCTGGATTATAAAAATGGTTGAGTCGCTTCCCTGTGCCTGCTATCAATCTTCCTTCGTGGTCAACACAAAAGCCATCCACGTTCACGTTAGTATCATTTACTACTGCTTTACTCGCTAAATGAAATACCCATGCTTTATCAGAAGGAGGCGAAAGAACATAAAACGCATCGCCGTCAGCGTCTGTATAAACTGCTCCGGCCGTTAGGTTGGATTGATTCACCACACCGTTAGCATTCTTGGTGAGATTAAAGAGGCGGCCTTCGCTTATCATGTAGACGCCAAGAGTACTGGAATAGAATATAACCACATCATCACCGTAAGTCGCAAGGCTTCTGGGAGCGGTGCATCCTAATCCAAACTCGGTTTGCGCGGCAGTCCTCTCGCCTCCGGTCTTTACCTGTAATACAGCAGCCGCATCTGGGTCGCCGGTCAATATCCAGATACTACGCTGCTTAAAGATGTAAAGGTCATTGCCAGAAGAACAAAAACCAGTAACCCGGTCTCCATCATCCCGGCGGCAATCAAGCCAGTTATCTATCGGCCATGACTCAGGAACACCAAGCTCCGAATAGATAGGGCAAGATGGGTCATCCTGAGAAACAGCATACAGGCGGTCTTTATGGAATGTAAGATAAAGTAAGCCATTGGAAGGCGGATTAGTCCAGGCGATTGTTGTATCTTCTGCTGGATGCCATGTTGGAGTTCCTGTAATCGTAGCGTTAAGAACAGTATCATTGTGATTCTGGTCAGCATTAGCCAGTCCGTAGTAAGGTGCGGCTGCATAATCCTGCCTGACAAATTCTGCTGCCTGTGCCTCCGCTAAAGTAGGATATGCAAGAGTACAATATACTTCTATATGAGTCACCTGCGGATTTGTACTTGCTGCTAGTGTTAGGACTGGAGAATTAACTCCATTAAGATTAGGAGTATATGCTATTGCTGACATAGGAGAAGCTACATAATCAATTATATCTCCAGCACCACTTACAACGTGCCTTACATATCTGTACTTGTATGCCCTATAGCCTGTTATATCAGCAGCAGGGCCGGTAGTAGAAATCAAGGGAGCATCAGGAGCTTCGATATAAGCAGGGAAAAAGTCAATGGCGTCATACTTGAACATTGAATAATGCTGTGATACTGTACCTCCAACACCGTTGACTATATACATCCAGTCCATATACTCACAAGCCCAGATGCCCGGATTATCTAAAGGATATGCAGCATTAAGATTATCAGCAATCGCTGCTCCCTCCGGCCATCCGTAAAGGTTGACACCCGCAGAGAACACAAACTCCCTATATGTCTGCTGTGTACCATCTATATCGTAGTAAACTCTTGACAGGTCATATACTATATCTATATCAGCAGCAATATCAAAGTCTGAAGTAGCAAGATACTCCTGACCTTCTCTTATACGCATGTCACCTTTATGAACTCGTATATTTTCAGCAATGAGTAAAGAGTTCAATGAGGCTTTGCCTCTCGACAATACTGTGTTTAATCCTTCTGAAGAATGTGAGATATTACGGTAGTTCATCAGTAATTAACCATGTGCATTTGTGTAAATGCCCAAATTGGATGTGCGTCAATTTGACCACATTCCCATTGAAATCCCAAATCCCTAGTACTATGTACCCTATCCCCATATCAAACGCACCAGGAACGATTTTAGGGGCATTGTAGGGCATGTTTGCCATACCCATATCTATGTCCTCGTCACCGCAAATGATGTTAGCAATCCCGACGCATAAGTACAAGCAACAGTATATGTATCTACTACATTGTTGTCTGTACCAACACTTGCCGCATCACTGTACACTCTAATACGGCATGATACTAAGTCCTGGTTAGCATCATATATAGCATTATCAAGATAACGATGTTCGTGTGTTAAGCCTAGAACTCTATCCAGGTTTGCCTCATCTCCATAATATACCCTGAATTCTATTGAATCCGTCCATTCAGGAGTTCCTAAGTATTGTATGTATGCGGTGTATACTCCATTATCCCAACCCGACACATCAATATTAACTTCGTATTCGCCAGGCATATTGACAGAATCTGGTTCAGATAACAGTCTGCTTATAGCAAGATGCCCCGCAGCCTTAAAAGTGCCATCAATAAAATCATAAAACAAGTCGTCAGCGTCACGCTTTACCTTTATTACCAGGTTTGTTGACCCGGTGATGCCTGACCCACTTGCATCATATAAGCCTGCCTTGAAGTCCATTTGTGTTATACCTCCTATTGAAAATGCTGCTGGGATAACTGAGAATAGAATGTCACATATATAACTATAAGTTAAAGGTGCATCAGTAGTATAGCTTCCTGCCAGGGTTAATGCAAAAGCGAGATTGCCAACGTATACAGCACCAGCGGCATGAGGGCTTGAAGGAGTTAGCTGTATTGTAAGCGACCCGGTGTATAATTGATTGGTAGGAGTACCTCCCGATAAATTCCAGGTCATATCTCCATCAACCCAGAGTGCGTCGCGATCCATTAGCAAAACAGCAGCTATGTTAGCAGCATAGGGCTCATCCTTGTATATTCCACTTACCCACTTCTCGTATTCTGTGTTAAACTTGGCAATGGTATCATCGAAGCACTGCTGCCATGTCCGGTCGTCTATGACACTTCGCATAAACTCAAAGCCCGGCTTCATTGTACTCTGGAAATATATATCCTGATATGATGTATCAATATAGTACCAGTAGTCATCAATATATCCACCAACAGCAGGAGCGGTAGTATCGGCAAGGATAGCTGGTAATATAACCTGCCCCGCTTTGCAGGAGAACGAATACACAGCTTTGGCAGCCAGCGCAGCAATACTCTCTGGAATTGATATTGCTGTTATTACACCTAAACCAGTATAGTCTCCTCCAAGCTCGCTTGCGTTGCTGTGACCCATGTGCAGAAAGCAGTTCCCGTTGCTTTCAATGAGAACCCGTGCATTCGGCCATACCGCTCTTGTTACCGGCGGCTCCCAGTAAGTAATACCAGCATCAATAGCATAGTTAATTACTTCTGCACTACCCATAGCGTAAAACTCAGGGCAGTCGGGACAAAGGTAGGCCCGCGCAAAGACAATTCCTCTGGACATTTATCCCAACCTCCCTATCAAATTGCTATGGAGTTTAGTGAACATCCAACGGAACTGCATACCGCGTTCGGTATTCTGCTCCATCTCTTTAATAACGTCGCTCATGGTAAAGCTAAAACCGTTAACAGTTCCAAACTTTCCTTTGTTTCCAAACATCTCATAACGCTTCTTTACCTGCTCAAGAATAAGGTCGTACTCTTTGTCCTCTCCAGACAGCGTTGCTGCCTTTGTCTCTAACCGCATCGGTGTTATTAACTGAGCTGCTATGAAAGTCACTTCGTCCGAGCTAAGCTCATCTATAGCTTCCTGCGGACTAATAGCTTTTGTTCCATCTGGAGTATCAACAATAAAGTAAGGCACGTCACGCTCTGACGCGGGTATCTTCTCTAGCCATGCCTCGATGCTTCTTCTAACCGCTTCTTTCGCATTCATTAGTATCATATCCTTCTTCTACGCTATTGTTATCACAGGAGTCACTTTAATACTTGAACCATCACTGATAGGATACGGCCCATCGCTGAACGTCTCGACGGCTAGAATATCACCAGCCACGCCAGAGGCACAGTCGCATATAAAGTACCCATAGACATCTCCCCAATCCCCACCAGCAGCAGTGAATGTCTTTTGGAGATTAGTAAATACACCTTGCGGAGATTCTGTCCAGTCTGCATTGCCTAACTGAATCCTGGCATAGCCATTAGCAACCGCTAATTCAGTTATAGTCGCCAGAGTTATAGTTTCCGCAGGCTCTACTGCATTAGTATAAAGACCAAGATACTTGTCTATCTGAGCTGCGTTCTTAAGAAACACATTACCTACCGCTGTCTCCCCTTCATTTACCCACTTAGACATTTCAAACCTCCTGAGCTTGCGCTCACTATAAACTCCTGCCGCTACATCTCCACAACAACTATCACAACAATATCCGCCGTCACCGGCAGCCAGTCTCCATCAGTCGTTATCTTCACACCGACTCGCTGGTTGACTGTGAAAGCATCGGCATTCCGGGCTTGCGTCGCTGAATGATACTGCGTGTTACTGGCATTCAGGACAGCCTGCAAGCCCGTGACCGTACCGTTAATCGTCGCATCTACCGTGAGAGTACCTGCCGTCCTCGCGGCGTTGCTGGCAACCGATATGCCAACGATAGAACCCGGATACGGCATGGTATATTCAGTATTGCCAGCCAGTCCCAATACATTTAGCACAACAGCCGCCTGGCTCGCTGCAACGTCGCTCTGCATGAAGCTAAATGACTGCTTATCCCCCTGCGTATTCGTAACATTCTGTATCTGCCAGGCCGCTCCATCATATACAAAAACACCACGCTGATTTTGCCTGAGGGGACAGGCAAGCGTTCCCGAATCGAATACAATATTTTCAGCAGCATCAGCAGTATTGATAACGGTGATTTCAGTCCCTTCCGGGAAAGCACCCGTCGGATTGAGATTCCTGCTTGCGCCCCCCGGGTCTTTGACGAACCGATTACCATCTGAATACGTGAACGTCTCATTGCCCGTCATAGCCCCGACTTCGCCGCCGCGCAGCAAGTTCCCGGAGACCCGGAAGTCGCCATTAATTCCCCTGCTATCATCGAAAGTCATAGGCGATATGTCGCCTTCGATGATCGTGATGCCATCGACAATGCAATAGTCGCCGGGAGATGCGCTGGCCACGCCGATCTGGATGATTGGACTTGTCCAGCCTGCGGCTCCCGAAAGCTCCACACTTTGTTGGCATGGTGTCCATGTTTCGGCTGTCAGGGAAAAAGAAGGATAGCTTGTGCTTTGCGCTCCTGCCGCGTAGCTTATCTTCACAAACGGGTTAAATCCGCCCGCCGTTGGCTTCCATGCCCAGAATGATATCGTCAGAATATTGGGGAAATTCGTCTCGGCTCTATCATATATAGAGCTATCCAGATCGTACATCATATATGCTTTCGTCTGGCCGGCGGGAACGATAATTTTCGCTGCCGCAGAGCCGAATCTAACGGTGGTAGTCTCTTTGACCAGGGAGCCGGCGGGAGCGTCGTAGAAGTCTAATGGATGCCCTGCGTCGTCCCAGACTTCCAGGTCGCCATCTACCAAATTATGGAAGCCGCGCGGAACGATAGCAGTACTATAACCTCTATGTGATGCGTCGGGTGCTGGCTTTGACATTCCAGACCTTATTGAGCTTTTCGCCTCAAATATAATTGTTGACGTATACCAGGAATCCAGCAGCTTTATGTTGCTATTTGTATCATCAATATCAATGACTCCGTATGTATAGCTATTTTGAATTGTCACATTTCTGCAACTCGTCAAAGTCGGCGTCTGAAGGAAACAGCCTGTAATATTGACATTTGTACAATTATGCAAAGAAATTTTGCTATCTGCCCCGCCTTCGTTATGCATACCCGTTATGCTTGTGCTAAGCTTATAGCCTGACACATAAATGCCAGGGCCAACGGTAAAGCTCTCTATGCACCCACCTATTATTGACAAACTGCCTTCACTGTTGGTATCAGATAAATAGATTCCCGCAGTGCCGCCCTGGAGGGTCAGATGTGATAGCTGTAAAGCATTGGATGAAACCGTAGAACGCTCACCGCGAATCCAGCACACATTCGTCGCTGCAACTGCTCTGTAGAATGATGTCGTATTGTTAATATGTTCTAGCAATGCATTAAGGCAGCCATACAGACCTATGCCGTAATAGCCGCCAATCAGAAAAACGTTTCGGATGATTGCATGTGAGCATGGATATTCCAGCCTGATCAGGCATTTGCCTTCGGTAGTGGCTTCACTTCCCAGCTTCATATCTTCAAACGTTACCTGGCCGGTGCTGGTGCAATGGAACAGATTTAATGTAGTGGCTGATTGGTATATCATCGTCCCGACGCCGTCGCCCTTGAAAAAGAGATTCTTTGTTACATCCAATTCCCCAGAGACATAGTAATTCCCCTTGGGGAAATATACAACGGTTCGAGTCGGAGCCGCTGCAATTGCCGCCTGTATCGCAGCAGTGTCATCTGTTGTGCCATCTCCCTTCGCGCCGAAATATTTGACGTTGATAACGTTACCGGTATAGCTTATTGTGTACCAATTTGCGTCATCGCTGACACCTGACCATTGCTCATATTGGTGCCGTAATATGACTTCACTTGCCCCGTCTATAGTTTCCGCGCCGTTGGGATTGATTGTCACAGCGTTGGTACTGCTATCAGTCTTCACCACGATATACAGATCTTCGGACCTTCCCACAGCCGTAGGAAGGTTCACGGTCTGCGCCCCAGCGGAAGCATCAGATTTTGTGAGGCTAATATCGTTACCAGCAGCTACGGAGAAGTTTGTCCATCCGCCTGTCGAGTCCTTGAATTGCATCGTGCCTGAATTATCGCGGATACCATATCCATCTGTCCCGCCAGTTGCGCCAAAATTCATGTAGTTGCTTGCTGGCAGTCGAACAACACTGCCAGAAGGAGTGATAGTCAAATGTCCCCCCGACTCTGCCTGGAAATCCGTATAAACACTCCCGTCCGTATGCGTCAGCCTGAGCTGTGGGTTAGAGTCATCCAGAACATCCAGCTTCCTGTCCGGGCCTGTTGTTCCGATACCAATGTTGCCTGTTCCGGTCACTGCCATTCTGGTATTTGAAAGGCCATCCGTATAAAAATACATGGCTCGATTGCCGATAGTGCCTTGCTTAAATATTCCATCACTTCCAATATAATAGCAGAATTGGGGTACGGTAGATGAAATTGAGTCGTTAAAGAAACCGGCCAGATAAGGACTCGCATCATCGGCATGAACTCCCAATACATAACCATTAGAAGGGACTGCGGTAGCATCCCTAACGTCCAATCGCGCCACTGGACTTGTTATTCCAACGCCAATTAATTCATTTACCGCATCAATATTTAGAATAGGAGCACCACCATCGGCATCTAGAACCTGGAAAAAGTCAGTAGTATCAGTCGTAGGTTGCAGTTTAATTCGTCCTGTGCCTGACGGTTTGATTGTCAAGTCATGATCCGTAACAATCGCTCCCGAAGCCAATGCCAGGCTATTGCCAGTAAGCTCCCCTGATGTCCTTAATCCCCATTTCCGCGAGACGGTAGATGCACCAGTTTCTATATAGCTTGTGGGATATGAGTTAGCCTCTAACTGTGCGCCCCAGGCATATACGGTTTGATGCGTTGAATATTCGGTTGATGGAACGATGCGAAACTTGATATATGTTCCAGCCCCAACAGTGTGGAGTGCAGTCACATAATACCGCTTCCACCATCGTGATACATAAAACTCGACTTCTGTGTCTGCATCTCCGCAGTCGCTGATAAGAACAAGTTTCATCTTGTGTTCTGAATTGACTGCTGTAGAAGCACGAAGCCAAACCGAAGCAACAAAACGAATATTTTTGGGATTTACTACATAAGATTGCTCGACGTAGCCACCATCTGCGGTCATAGTGAGGAGGTCTGCGTGTATATCTTCTGTAGGGTCAGCCACAACATTTGAACTCACAGTTACATTCGATTTTGTCCAAGCAGCATTTGGAAACTGTTCGCTATAGGTTAGCACGTTTGTAGAAGCCAGGTCGCCGCGACCAAAATAATCCATAGTTCTCCGGGGATCCCGGAAATATTGCCATCTATGAGCGGCTACACCCCAATCACTAGATCCTTCCCAGAAATTACCCTTATCATAATAGCCGCCGTCTTGTATAATGAACCCGTCAGCATTCTCTCCTTGCGCGAGGCTCGCTGGGCTAGGGGTTACAAAATAAGTTGCTGCGTCTATGATATTGGTCATAGCATTACTTTGCCAGATAATATGCGGCCCTTTATTTCCTGGCCCGTTACTATCAAACCAGCAGCTATATACTCCAACGTTTTGGGTATTTGAACGCATACCGGTTATGCTGTTGACTTCAAAACCACAACTGAAAAAACGCAGACCTACGCCAGCTTGCAAATCTGCCCCATACTGCGCACCCCAAAACTCACAATTGGAAAACTCGTTTGAGTTTGGGCCTTCTACACCAGTTTTTGACGTTAGTAAACCATTAGTCGTTCCATAAAACGAGCAAGAGAAGAAGTAATTATAATAGCACGCACCGTCTAATGATAACGCTGTGGTATGTCCGTCAATTTTGACATTGCTCACTGTCCATCTGTGCGAGCCGCCTATAAAAAGCAGACCAATAGTGCCAGTCGAGGTCGAAGAGGTAATACTAAGGCTTTCGAGATTGCTTGCCCTACTAGAGATAGCGCCACTTGTTGATATAGTTATTGCGACTCCCAAACCCTGATTATCTATGGTCACAGCACGAGACGCACCAACAATGGTTACCATCAGATTCGAGACACCTGCCCTTGAAATAACCAATGATGAGCTTATTACATATGTGCCGTTCGGAAAAAATAGCTTGCCGCCATCGGTAGGCAAAGAATCAATAGCTGCCTGTATCTCTGTAGTATCGTCAGTCGAACCATCTCCCTTAGCACCCCACCATTGAGGATAGACTTCTTTAATTTTGCCGAGGGAAACTGTACCGCTGCCACTGAATATCTGGTCAAGGCCTGCGTCAATTGAACCACTGATAGTAAGAGTTTTGCCGCTTGCTATGCTAAACTTCGCACCTGGCTCCATCTCGATAGCTGCCGAGATAGTCAGATCATCCGATATTAGATATGTGCCAGGCGGAAAATATAGTGGCAGAGATTCAAAAGCTGCCCATGTGTCAACTCTTGAAATCGCGACTTTATCATCAGTAGTCCCATTCCCAGTCGCTCCCCAGAGGACTACATTATAGCCCCGCTCTTGCTTACGCTGAGCAACTGCAAAACCCGTAAAAACCAATAGAATCAGAAATATTGAAATTAGCTTACGCATATCAATTTGCCTCCCTGAAGTAAGTACCATCATAATACAAGCATACTCTCGCACCAGCATAAGACCGAAAGTCCTCTTTGTCCTTCAGCCTTATCAAGCTGTTATGCTGCAACGTAGTATAACCATCATCGTCGAAGTTAAGATTCACACACTGCCCATTTACCATACCTGTAAATGCAGTAATAGTTGTATCCGCTGTATTGTTAATCTTGAACTCCATACCGCCAGACACATCTACCGAAGTAGTACCGTCAGCAACATCTATTGTCGGTGTAGCCCTATGTCTATATCTTCCATCTAACACTCCAAATTTTGTCGTTGTTACTGGCATTACCATATACCTCCGTCAGTTCCAACAATTCTGAACGGCAATTCCTCTTTATCAGCACTTGCACTAATTCTACTGAACTGCCCATCAAAGCTGCCATACTGCTTTGTCCTACCAAGCAAATGCTGGTAGGTTTGCATAGCCTTTATCTTTCTAATCTCATCCTTCCACAGCAGTAAATTGTCAGCCATGTTTATCTCGCCGTCTCTAGCTGCTCTCTCGTTTATCATACCTTCAACTATTGCAGGATGCCAGTCAGTTGGAAGTGCGAACTCGTCATTGTCCTCGTCTATATCTGGAGCATAACCCCAGAACCACCAGGTAATCTCTATTCCGTCAGCGTTAAAAGTAGGATAGATAGTAAGTTCTCTTCTTCCACTAACTCCCCAGATAAATCCTATACTCGGCCAGCCCTGAGTTGTAACATTAGGATATGGCAAGTATATATCTCTGGGGCTATCCTTTAATACTATCTCCCGATTGTAAGACGAGTTATAATAAAGCAACTCACTTGCTACATACCTCTCTGGAACTTGATAGGTCTGCTGTCCCTGTACCGAATCGAACTGGTATGACTGCTTAGTAACTACCTTTAACTCCGTTACGACCTTGTCCTTTATACGATTAGCAAGGGAGATAGCACGCCTGTCATTCCAGTAAACAGCATTTGCATCATCCATAGAATCATGAAATCGAGTAATCATAGCTCTAAGTATCATACGAAGCTCCTCCTTGCCAACTTCCGCGCAAGCACACCCAAACTGAACATCGTGCCCGCAGGAGGCAGTTCTGACAAATCGGGAAAACCGTAAGGAAAACCGTAATATGGAATACCGGGCCCAGCACCCCGTCTAGTCAACCAAAACGACATAGGCTTCGCAAAAGAGAGCGCGTCAAAAAGGAGACACCATAAAGTACCAGTAACACGGCCCATCCACAAATTGAACGGATTATTCATTTACCTTCTCCTAAAGACAGTACGCCTCTTTTGAAACTCCTTGAATACCCCGACGTGCTTCTCAAAATAAATTGTATCCTCCAAAGAGAGAACATGAACCACAGACGCCGCGTAATTGCCAATTATCAGCGATGCAAACCAGATAGCCAACATGCTAAGATTGCCGGTTATATTGCTGAATAAATGTCTCATTTGGAAATTGCGCTTTATACCTTTATATAATAAGCTATTACCAGACCATGTCCAGCATAATATGGAGTTCCGTATTGGCAGTCCTTAACATCTTCCCACTCGCACTGTCTCCACTCTCGCTCATGCGAAACTCGAATCATATAGTCAATATAGGTAAAGTCAAACAAACCATCAGCAAACTGCTTGTCTAAATCCAGATTATACCCAACTGGCCAGGTAACAACCATTATTCCGCCAGGCGCAAGCAAAGACTTCATATTATTATACGCAGCAAGAGGCTTATCTGGATTTTGCTCTCCAGGTTCATCTCTGCCAATATGCTCAATAGTCGAAATACAAATAATCCATGAGTACTTACAATCAGATATATAATCAACTATGTCAACGTTCTCTACTATAGGTGACTTCTCGTACTTATCAACAATCTTATGCTCAGAATCTTGGAAACCTATCCAGTTACTCAGTACGTTGCCAACCTCAAGCATATCTGAAAACTGACAGTCCTTAATCAAATCAAGCACAATAGGAACTTCAACTGCACGTTCTCCGGGATCAGAAGCTAACAAATATCTCCTGCAATTATAAAGGAACACATTTATGTTACCCATTTAACAACCTCCTGTATATCCAGTTCACCATCATCAGAAACAATAAAGGTTTTATTAAATGGCTTATCTGCTCCCCATGCTGTTGGATTATTACTTGACCAAAACTCCTCCCAGAGCTGTCCTGCATCATGTAAAGGGGGCACAATACAAACCGTATGAACTTGCTTGTACCATGCCACAAGTATCATAGAACTACTTGTACCAACAAACCCACTGCAATACAGCAACAATTCTACAGACACTCTAACACTTACCCGGTTTACAAGGCTTACAATACCTTTGCGCGAATTAGGAAAGAAGGCTCTGCGCTTACCGGAATCTGCTCCAACTACAACAACGTTGAACCCTCGCTCCACAATCTCTTCTGCTATTCTCTCATATACACTTATTGACACGGGTTCTCGCTCAACTGGCCCGGCAAACGGATGCATAACTATATACTTACCTCTCTTTAGAATATTCCCAACAAGTTCGCTTTCTTCACTGTTAAGATAAATGTCCGGCTCCGAAGGCTTAAAGTGCATATACCCAAAGACAGATTTGAGAGGTTTTATCTCTCCCTGGTCAGCACCCCAATTTCTCTGTTCTTCCAACTTTACTACCTCTATCTCGTCAATATAAGGATTATATTCAAACAAGTCTGCTGTTGCTTTATTGTGACTCTGAACAAATAGCGTCAGCGTTGTCTTTGGATGCTTCTCCTTGAAGTCCTTGAGACGCCTGAACCATAACGCAGATACAGAATCAGTACACGGATATTCATCATTCGGCCAGAGAACTTCAGGCAAGTGGTGATATGTAACCGGACTAGATAAGTAAACCTGAATCGCATCACCAAGACCTCCGCCAACAGCCAAATAAACATGAGCATCTTCAGGAGTCTTTAATGCTCTACAAAGCATGTTAGACCCACCATCGTCGCCTATATCTGTAACCTGGAAGCCGACTTTATTCAAAAGCACACACAGCGAATCTTCATCATAACCCCACTTGTGAAAATTACCTGGATAATCCTGACCGCCATAAAGACAAGCAGCGAAAGTCTCCGCATCGAGAGGATGTTGAAGAGGAGATGGATTTTTCATTACATTCAGATACCTCTCGGCCAAGACCTTCATGTGCGGAACTTGAACAAATATTGTACCCCAGGGCTTTAATAAATCATAGACATTCTGAAGCAAACTTACTCTTCTAAATCTGCTAATATGTTCCAAAAAATCCTTCATCTCAACATGAGATACAGATTCAGGAGCATAGGGCAAATTGTCAGTCTCTAAATCATATACCATGTCAACTCCATCCAACTTTCTGCAATCTATATTTATCCAGCCTTCTTCGCTACGAATATCACCGCCACAGCCTAAATTGAGATTCATTTCGCTCATCACCTCCAAGCTGCCGGCTTATTATTGCTTGAAGACTCTCCGAATCTTCGCTAACTTTATAAGCTACTGCTCTAAGAGTCTCGCCATCACATATTCCAATATCTGCAAACCCAACCCGCTCAAGTAACCCATATAATAAAGTCCTATTTAGACAAGCATGGTGAAAGTCGCCAGGAGAACATCCTGAGTACAACTTGAAGTTTACCCACTTTTGCAAATCTCCGGGTTTGCCCGTATCAAGCCCCGGATATTCTTTGGCCGGATACCTGAGAACCTTTTTCTCTTGCTGCCTATTCCGCTGGTCTACGTAAACCCTAGTAATATAATCAAGGTTCGGAGTATCTATTACTACCAGTCCACCACCTCTAAGAATACTGTGCACCCACTCAAACAGCCCTGGCAGATATATCCACTCTACATGCTCTATCATATGCTTCAGTCTAACAACCATGAAGTGTCCAGGTTTTATTTTATTCAGGTCAGAGTACTCTACCTTCATGTCCCGGTAATAATCCGATGCAGCAAAGCAACATCTTATATCGCCAACAATGTCTGCACCTACATCTTTCTCAATATCTACAGTAGTATATTTACCGCCATCATCATGCCCAACCCCAACATCCAGACAATACTCTTTGTCGTATGACTCAAGAGCATCATTCAGTAACTTATCAATATTGCTACTCCTAATATTAGAACCTTCAACAATAGCTTCCAATTTTCTCCTGAACATCATACAGCCTCCATAATTAAATCTTTCACTCTGCGTATTATTTTACGCGGTCTAAGAGTCGCTAAACAAAAACGCCAAGCACACGCCTTGTACCAGCAATACTGCCTCGGGCATCTCTTGAAGCGCGGCATCCAATGAGCATTATGATACCGCAATCTAACTGCTGGATTTGTCGGCCCAAACAATCCCAATATCGGTACGTTAAGTGCACCAGCGACATGAACAAAGGCAGAATCCGGGCCTATAAGTAACATTGCACCGCTTATCATACCAAATATCCAGCGAAGGCTTTTGTGAGTATAAGATACAACACCCTTCATACCAGGGTCAATAGCCGAGTCAACAGTAACAACCAAAAAATCCTTTTTCTTACCAACCCAAGCAAGTTCATCAAGCAGCCATTTCATATGCAAGTAATTTCTCCATAAATCATGACTGCGAACCTGAACCACGATATACCTCATACCCTTTAGCTCGCTAAACGGAAGCTCCTTTTCCTCTCGTGTAAGAGTAAGACAATAGTTGTTAATATCAAACTCGACACCGGCATGCTCACAAAATATATCCTGTCTCGGCTTTGTAATATCTGGATTATGCTCTGCTTCGTATACAGAAGCAGGACATGGGTGGTAGTATCTGTGAATCACTGAACCAGCATTCTCCAACTCGCCAAGTACCACTTCATCTTTGCCTTCGCTTATTTCAGCACCTGTGTAACTCATAACGTAATCTACATAAGGATGATGCTCAAATACTGGAGCTATATAATCAACACAAGATACCACCAGCAAATCATTACCTACCTGCTTCTTTAGAGCAGTAATAGCAGGAAGCAGCATAACGGCATCTCCTATTCCACCAACAGGTCTGTGGAATACCCAGGCACCGCTCCGTTGCTTTACTATCTCCAGTATCTCATTATCGCTTAACTTGTTACCCAGACTATGCAAGTGCAATCAATCCCTGTAATATCGGTCGGCTCTGTTTCAGCCGTCCATACATAAATATCATCTTCAAGCAACCACCTGACCGCCATCTTACCTCCAGCCAACTCATCAAATATGCCCACCTCCCTTAAAATATAATCTTCACCAGGCTCTAAAACCTCCGGTGTATTTGTAAAGACCGCCCGCACTCGGTACGAAAGCCCGGACGCAAAAACATCTCCGTACTTTCTGAATATCTCCCTGTCTAAATGAGTATCTTCAGAAGATACTGGAGTTTTCCCCTGACCTAATCCAATAAAAGGCATCCAGGGCCAGGGAAAAGTATGAGGCGAGCCAAGACATGAAGCTACAGACTCTAAGCCAACCATTGTCACCTGGTCAATAGCATTAACTCTCTTGCCGTTTATCTCCACTGCTGTCTGTATCTTCAGGTCAAGCTTGAATTTCATTAAGTCGCCCCGCCTGCTCTCAACATCTGACCAGCCAACTCCTGTGCAGGAGTTACCATACCGGGCTTTCTGTTCTTTATATACTCATCCCACTCTTTACGAGGTATAACTGTATACCTGTAAATAAATTCCGTCTTTGGAACAAAGTTATAGACTATATCATATCTATCAGTTATTCTCAAACCCTGTTTAGTATGCTCTGCTTTAGCTCCGTCTCCTCGAATATCATGGTCTAACTTAGAACCCGTAACAACATCATAATAAGGCGGAACACCATCTATCAAAGACGAAGCATTCGTACTTATATCAAAAACGGCAACCATATCAGGATGAAGCCTGTAGTTACTCTCATGCTCTGCTTCCAACTGTTCAAGTTTATCCCTCAACTGTGGAGGGATAGCCCTCTGAAGTATCTCTACCATCGGGTCAACAGCAGTTTTTTCAACTTTCGGTTCAACAGCAGTTTCTTTAACTTTAGATTCAGCCAATTAAATCATCTCCTCAGCAATGGAGTGGCAGCAGGCTGTTACACCCGCTGCCACCTTGCGGCCGGGCTGGGCGCGGCACTGTTTACGCCGTGGTGAATGGAGTTCCCCACAACACGTCAAAAAACACTGGAATAATATCTGACACAATGTCATTAGAGCAAGGAACTTCTGCTCTTGCCAACATTACATCCTGACCAGAAGTACTGGAAACAGTAAGTCTACCAGCAGTATCACCAATTAGACCTATTCCTTGCGTTACAGCCGTGGCTGCCTTGATATAAGCACGAACCAAACCGTAACACAAGAACCATCCCCAGTAATCGTCTGGAACGGCAGTTACAGCAACACCGAATGTCTCTCGGCGCTCAACTGCAGCACCAAGAATATCCAACTTGCCAACAGATACTATAACACCAGTATCACCAATCGCAGTTGCTGCAGTGAGATTAGGCTGAACATAAAGAGTATTTGCGGTGTTCTTTACAATGACACCACTTTCACCCTCTGGAGCAGCACCCACCGCACCAGCGTCATCAAGGCAATAGAACACATTGCCAATTTCTTCATGTTCAGTAAACTGCCCGGTATCAGTAAATGTACTTACCGTACCGGCTGCATCAGCCGTTACAGCCTGGTTAGCGGCGAACCTGGCAAGTTTACTCTTACCAATCTCAGCTCCAGAACGATTACATCCCCATCTGAACCAGCACACACCATGACAGGGTACGTTCTTATACGGCCCCGTACCCATCTGCGCGTTCTCAAAACGCAAAGCACCTGGCATTGGAAGCTCAAAGTTAGTTCCCGTATCACCGAGTCTTCTATACAGTGAATCAGGTTGAGTATCTTCAAGTCTAATATGCCAGGGCCTCTTCTGAAAAGGCTCATCTGTCCATTCTAAGCTCTCAGACATTTTTCATTCTCCTTTTAATTATTGAGGCACAATTCGCAGCAAGTAAGGCTCTACTTAACTACTTCCGTCCGCCTCAAATAGTTATTAAGCCCATGCAGTTATTCCCTGCAGAACACCATGCTTCCTCGGAGTAAGCAGCACCAACTGCCCACGAAGCATAAGGTATCTCGCTTTAGCAAACTGGTTATACGGACTCCTTTCAGCAGTCCATGTGAACCACGCGCCTGAGTCGGTTATCAACTTCATATACTTCTTGTTGATAAACCTCATTTCTCCACTTGGCGCACCCATGTTGATACTGTCTCTCAGTATTGGTACTCCTCTAAACAATGCACCTCCAAAGTTCCAGCGCACAATATTCTCGTCCTGAGAGAAGGCAATCTGGACAGCGCCCATGTGCTGCGGCATGTCAGTGTACTGCTCATAAGTCAACCTATCAGTAATGATGAAATAATCACGTAGATTCTCACCCTCTGAACAGTTGTCAAGGATTGTACCCATCCGCTTCAGGCAGGTCGAATATCCTCTTCCACCAGCACCTCCAGCTATTGCACCAAAAGCACCAATAGCTACTGGCGCACCAAGCGTAATATCTATAGGCGGCTGCCCATAGGCATACCCAGAACTGTTATTATCCCAATAACAGTTTCTCCACCAGATATGACTGGCACGGTCAAGACCCGCAAGAATACCAGTGCGCGGGTCTGTAGGAATCAAAAGCTGGACTCCGTTCAAATCCATGCCTACGTTCCCCACAGCTGAAGCCCAAAGCATCTTATTCATTTCCTCACGGACAGAATCCATAAGGTCTTGCACTCTTAGCTGGAGAAGTTCAATCACCGCTCCTCCACCAGCATGTTCCCTTTCCTCTACCCAATCTATAAGCACATCTCCAGCTCCTTGCTTATAGTTCCAATAACAGTACATAGCACTTGGGTAGGACTGGGGAGTCATCGTAGCTCCCTTATAGAACGTCTTAAAGCTAGTGTTCTTACCTGTTCTCAGCGGAACACGAATCCTTGCTCCGCCTGGTCTCTCCTCCTTGTACTCGGATGTCTCAAGCTGGTTCGTCAGAGGAGTTGATAATGCTGTCTGACTATAAATCGTTGGCAGCATCTCGTCCAACATCAGTGAAACACGCTCATCAGTTACCGCATCAGTAATCGGCGTATCAGCCAATGTAACTCACTCCTTATCTACTGCCGAAACTTGTCAAAAACACGGCGGACGGCAGCACCCAAATCATTGAGCGAGCCATCTTTCCTACGAGCCTCTACATCTGCCTGAAGTTTTCGTATACCTTCTGGAAGTGGCGTTTGAACAGTGCTACCTCTTTGTTGCTTTGGCTGCTCAACAGGAGGATTCTTCGGCTTCGGCTTCGGCTGCATCTGAGTTTTTTGCACTAGCGCGGGATTACCCTGCGAAAGAATATGCAAAGCCGTTTCCATAGATACAGGTCTACCAGTACTATCTCGATACTGCGACCTTGTCCGGTTAAGCTCATCAAATCCAACAGCCTTTGCTCCAGGATATACAGCAGAAAGATTATTATATTCCAACGCAGCTTGCCTCTGCTGCATATCACCTGTAACCTGCTGAATCCCCTGCTGAAGAGGAGGTAAGAACTCCTGAAGGAGTGAACGCATCTTGGTCTCAATCCTGTTGTCCAGAAATCCCATCGGGTCTGTATTAGGGTCTGGAGTTTCCACTGGTTGCTGAGACTGCTGCTGTTCGCCTCTAACAGGTAATCCCTGGTCAATTCGATATAAAGCCTCGTTCATAACTCTGCTCAATTCTGGATGCTGCGCCACCATGCGCCAAGTTTCGGCATCTCGTCTTATTGCCGCCAGCTCTTGCGTCTTTCTGGTATAATCAGCTTGCATATTAGACGCTCGCTCAAGAACATCATCATATACAACCTGCATCTCTGGCGACAGGTCATCTCTGTTTATATCCTCTAATCTGACTTGCGTGAAATCAAATCCTTCATCACCAGACTCCTCGCCAGGTGGCTCTGGTGGCTGTTGAATCTGAGGCTCGGAAACGGGTTGCTCGTTACCGAATCCGTCCAAGTTCTCCAATTCTGCACCCATTGTAATCTCCTTGCGAATCCTTATCGGTTGTTCGCTAATCTAATTAGTACATCCTTCATATCAGATAAAATATCAGTCTGCCTAATACTACTCAACTTCAGTTCTACCAAACACTCCCTACACACCTTCTGCTCCTCCAGCACGTTCTTCAAAAGAGTCAATGACTCGCCATTGCTCGACGAGTTCCTCTTGTTATTTACAAGAGCAATCACAAAATTAAAGATGACCACAAGCGCAGCGGCAGGCAGCGCAATCTGAACAATATCACCACTCATCAGCAGTCTATGCCCCCTCTGTGCGTCTGAGCCTCAAGGTCAGACATCGCTTCAATACCCATAAGAGGTACAGCTAACCAATACACAACGCCAGATGCACCACCACCGCCTAGAATACTCAGTCTTCGGCATGGGATCGCGCGAGACACAACCAGATTAGCAGGTTGCAAATGACTCTGGGCAGTAGCCACTTCATCATGAGCTATATGAAAATCATTTCGCCCCCAAATCTCATAGCAACTTACTACAATATCATGACCAACACCTTCCTCAACGCCAAAATCTATCTCCACAGCAGTAACGGCATCAAAACTTTTAGTACCGTGAATCTCATTTGCCATTTTGTCGCCTCCTTTCATGCTGTGACTTTATATGCTGCTTGATAGGCTCGTAATCCGCTTCGCCTTCAACAACTATACTATCTTCACCCGAAGGATTACTCGCCCATCCATATCTCTTACGCTTCTCAAATATTGTTCCTCGCTCAGCTACTTGCCTGCCTTCAACCTCATCTCTCTCTTCTCTGGTCAGCCTACCATCAGAAGGATTACTGCCCATAAATAAATCTGGAGAATACGCATTTTGATAAGCCAGTTGCTCTCTATATTCTCTCCGAGAACCAACATTCACTCCAAGAGATTCATCAAAGCGAGGCTCTATATCGCCAATCATTCTTACAGTCTGCTTATCATAAGCCCTGACAGCCCTGCCCCCACAGAAAGTACACTTAATCTCACCACAGCCAGTCGGCTGTATATCTTCTATTTCAAGAGCGCATATCTTACATCGAAAAATATAAAGAGGCATAACCTACTCCTTTACACCATCCATAGCAGCATACGTCAAAACCGTGGCAACTCCGCCCCCATGTTACCAAGATTAGACCTGGGAGCAGAGGCGGCTGGAGGCCTGCCCTGTGCATCGGGACTCGGTTGTCCACCTCCGCCCCCAAGTAATAGCATACTTTCTTTAAGCTCTAAACCCAACGCTCCGCTGATTAACTCCAAAGCACCCTGCGGGTTTATCTGTATACCAAACTGAGCGGCTAACTGTGAAAACGCTACTACCTTATTAAGCTGCTCTCGTCTTGCCTCAATAGCAGTAGAGCCAAACTGTACCTTCAACTTCATCCTATCAAAAGGTACAATCATTACAGAATTCTCAGTTGGAAGCCCAACCATATCTGCTATACGCTCAGTCGAAAAATTATTACTCGCTATTGTCAACAGCTTAGTCATAACATTTGCAGTAAACTTATTGACCTTAAGAATACGCGCCCTGTTCCTTACATCGGATGCTTCAGCTAACCTCGCGACTTCAAAAGCAGTAGCCACACCAGTCTCATGCCTCCCACGCTCCTGCTGTGTAACACCTGACAAATATCTAATTGCAGAGTCAACAACTGTATAATTATTGTACCAATCCGCGCCAGTACCAGATAACTTAAGTTCCTGTATTGGAGTTCCCTGAGATATACCATCAATAGGTATTACCTCAAAATCGTTTGACGACTCAAGCTTCCTGATAGCTTCAGGGGTTATCAAAGATGACTCTGCAAGAACCTTAGTTAGTCCCGCACCCTTGCTGTGAGAAAGCATATAGTGATAAATCTTCGACAGGTTTATCATGTGTTCTTCAATGCTCTGAGCTATACTCTTACCCCAGAACCTTCGCGGTCGCGAAGGGATAAAGGTCAGTGGGTCGTAGAGTTCTATGCCGTAATCGTCGTCTTTCCTGAGTATCTTATTATGCCCATCAGCTATAGTAATTATCTTAGAAGAAGCCAAATCATGAATCTCTACCAGCCTGACTAAATCACCTTTTCTGTTCTCCTGTATCTGCCTCTCTATCCCCTCAACCTCACCGGATAATGTAAGATTGCCCTTCAAGTCTCTTGCACTATACAGATTACTCTTCTTTACCTCTTCTACAGGCTTTATTATCTCCTCTGCAAACCACCGCTTATCTTTCCAACTTGTTACTCTATGATCCCACAGTACATCCTTCGGAGATACATAACCCGAAAACACCATGTCGCTAGCTATCTCTGGATCTCCAGCGGTAGCATCGCCCAACTGATAATTGCTTGACTCAACCTCGTAAGAATACCCAACCTTGTGCAGCCCGCCTCCAAGTATTAAACAGTCAACTATCGCCTCCTCCATATTCTCGTACATTCCAAGCTTCTCATATAAAATACCAGCAAGCAACTCATATATATATGCGCTGAAGCGATACATCGGCTCGTTGTAGTCTGATGTAATCTCAAACACTGGAGCATAGAAGTGAATTCTTGGCAAGATATTCATAACTATGCTTTCAAGTTCGTTTATCTGAGGTCGGAAGTTGTCCTTGTTCTGACTGCTCTTTATGCCAGACTGCTCAAATCTGGAATTACCCCACAGGTTATCATCATAAACCTGCTCCCAGTAATTCCAGTGAATCATGAAAACACCACGCTGCTTCCTGGCCTTCTGTATCTCTTCCTTCCAGTCATTTAGCTCTTCGTTAGACTTTGGCACTTAGTTTATGCACTCCCATGCAATACTGTAATAGCACATTCTGTAACAAACTCATCTATATTGTCTTTGGCAATACCAGTATCAAGTACCCATCGGTGTGCCATATTGCCACCAGATAGCGAATCAAACAACCCAACCTCGTATATTAACAATCCATCGTCAGTAGGTTCATCCTGGCCAAAACTAGCAGAAGCAAAATAAGTATTAGAAACCACCCTAACACTAGCTGCCTTCCTGCATACTTCGGCAACTAATGCCAGAGCACCATCTACAGCAGTATTGCTTGTCCCTATCGCTATATACCCCATCCAGGGCTCTATTAATGACGCCGGGTCTACCAGCGTCTCAACAACTCTTATCATTTTTCCGTTACCTGAAAATGCACAGTTCTTACCGCTTCTCTATCTCCAAGCGAGCAGGTTATAACCACATGCCAATCTCCATACAAGGCTACAACTGGAATCTGAAAATCATACCTATATTTGCCTGTCGCAACCTTTACTAAATTACCAGCCGTATATGTAACCCTGATAGTACCAGTAATATCTTTTACAACTATCGATGTAGAAGTCACGTCAGATAGTATCCCTGCAGCACTCTTAGTATGATAACTAACTCTACCCCACGCACCAGCAATCAATCTCGGCATCGACATAACTATATTCTCTATTGCTATAATATCAGTTGTTATAAACGCTTGCTCAATAGTCATATTAGTCTAAAGTGCGCCCCGCCTGACAAGGGCAGCACATCGTTCCTTCCGACAAGCAAACAGCGAAGAATCTCTCCATCAATAACACCCTTAATCCCACAAATCCGAGTTATAGAATTGGACAAGCAAGCAAGATTAAACATACCATCTGAACCACCAAAAGTCTTTGCTGCTTTTTCCATAGCATATCTCATCATATCATTCATCTATATACTCCTCCCATTCTCCGCTCATAGGCAGATAAAGCATACGGGTCTCTCTGAAACCTATTCGACAACTGCATCATCATTTCCCATAATGTCTCTTCTTGAGGCATAGGCTGAACTGGAGGAGGAGACGGAACAATACTGCCAGCACAGATATATCGAACACAGTCCATCTTGTGCTTATACTTATCATTAGCAGGCTTTCTAATACCAACAGTATTCTTCTCGCCCCAACTGTGCTTCTCGAAACACTCGACAGTACTCAGACAATCAGCAGTTACATACAAGGAAGGGGTGTGTATGCTACTCCAGTTCAGCCTGCGCGATACTCTATCTATTCCCACCATTACGTTGTTGTTAGCTTTTAAGCCAGGTAAACCTAAAGTCATCAATTCAGCAAGACACTGCGGGTCTTCAGGGTCTATGTATAAAGTAGTCCTAATATTATTCTTTCTCGCAAATACGTCCCACATACCATGAGGTATCCCATACTCTTCACATCGCCTATTCTTTATCGCCTCTACTCTATCTTTATATAAACATTCTGAGTCAGAATACTCATCTATTATGAAAACATTGCCAGCTTCGGACACTACAGCTGCTATCCAGGCAAACTCACCACTAAAACCAGGGTCTATCGCCTCATATCTATACCAGTGCGTCGGAATCTTAAAGGGGGCTATAACGTGAATTTCAGGAGAGAATTTTGAGTATAACGCACCAGTGAAAACAACAAACCGACCTTCATATTGCTCAGCAAATATGAGAGGGTCTAACTCCGCTCGCAGCTCGTAAGGATTCTCCATGAACGCTGGATTCTCCCAACTCGGCCACTCCCTGGTAAAGTAACCCTCCTCGTCAGGGTCTAAGCCCTTATTGTACATCTCAAAAAGCCATTCTTCGTCGTCATGCTTCGGTTTCCTACCTGCAGGAGTAGTCGGAATGATTACATCACCAAGTCTCGAAGCTAGACGCCCTCTCAATACTTGCTGAAATATACGCTTTGGATTCTTAATCTGGGCAGCCTCAGACATTATTATCAGGTCTACTTCTTCACCAAAAGCACCTCCTGGTTTCTCTAGCGAGATGCACTTCACTGTGCTGCCCCACTTAGTCCTGATAAACATATTACCCTGTGATTCATTGTAAACAGCATTCTCTAAAGGCGATACACCACTGAACATACCCAGGACTTCCTGCGAGGTCATCCTATCATAAACATATCTAAACTCTTTCTCGGTTAAAGAGTAATTCTGACCTACTATCCATATCCTGGTAGCACCTGCAAATAAGTAAGGAACAGCCTCTTCGCCAGCGGCACGGCTCTTACCGCCTCTAGTACCAGCTATTATCATCCTGAAGCGCGCAGGAGAAAGATGAAAGTCTATCTGTGCTGAATGAGGAGTATATCCAAAGCGGTCAAACAAACCCCATTTTAAAGCAGCTATGTTTCTCCTGCGCTCCTCAGGAGTCGGAGCAGGAAAAGATGTGCGGCTAGGAAGTCTCATATGGAGCAGCACCCACCGTCTAACTCTAGTATAAACTCTACAGCTCGAAACAAACGAGGTACAAAATAACAATACATCTCAGGCGCACCTAAAGCAACCGTTGCGCCGGAAGACATAAAATCAAATATCCCGTCAATTTCATCATAAGTCGCAAACCCACGCTCTATTTCGGACATCTCTTTAAGTTCTTTGTACCTTCCACAATCAATAACCTTAATTAGCTTAGTAATACCAGCAGCCTTTGCAGCCCAAATATCCGTATCACTATCCCCCACCATCCAACTCTTTGATAAGTCTATATCATGCTCTATCGCAGCCTTGTAAAGCATCCCAGGCGAAGGCTTACGACAAGCACAACCAGCATCCGGAGAGTGAGGACAAAAGTAATACTCCGGCATTATTCCAGCCCCATCGTAAATCTCAGAAGACATAAAATCAAATATCCCGTCAATTTCATCATAAGTCGCAAACCCACGCTCTATTCCTGACTGATTACTAACTATAATAGCTAAGTAATCAGACGCAGCTATCAATTTGAAAGCATCCATAACTCCCGGCAAGAACTCGAAATCCTCCCACTTGAGTACATACCAGCTTTCGGGAACATCTTTATCACCATGCTCCCACTTGTTTATTACACCATCCCTATCCATAAAAATTGCTTTATTCATTATTGAGTTCCTCCAGTAACTCTTCCACCGTCACCACAGCCGTCATCCGCTTCTGTACCACTAAAGAACAAGCATAATTGGCTAAATATGCTGCCTTTACTATATCTCCACCGCTCCTCAAGTATTCTAAAGTCAATACAGCTATCGCCGTATCGCCAGCCCCGGTAACGTCAGATACAGCTACCTCCCTGCCTGGTATGTCAGTAATGTTTCCCTCCTCGTCTATTACCTCCATCCCAGCATGTCCTAAAGTGACTACTACGTTATTAGCAAGAAGTCTGTCCTGCAAAACCGATATCGAATATTCGTGATTCTGCAGAGTGGACAGCGGGAGCTGTCTGCCCGAACAGCTACGCTGTTCAGCCGCCAGCGCCTCAGCCTTGTTAAACTTTATAATTTCTGCGCCCTTGTAAAGAGAGATATTATCAAACTTAGGGTCTACGAAGACTGGCTTCTCCTGAGCACCTCTCATAACTCGCATAATAGTAGTCTCAGTCATAGCTCCTTTATTGTAATCAGAGATTATAAAGGCATGGTAATTTAGAACTGGAACAGTTCCGCACTTTTCCGGTACTGCCCTACACCTGTCCTTGCTAACTCTAAAAAGTACATTCCCATCAGCACAGTACCTGATTTTACGGTGTGTCTCAAAGCCTCTGACACAATCTACCTTCCATACAGCTCCAGCAGCCGATAATTCATTAGAAAGTGCATTACCAACCTCATCGTCACCTATAATACCGTAAAGGTCTACATGCGCACCAAGCGCAAGCAAGTTCCGCGCCACGTTACCAGCCCCACCTGCACTTCTCTGTATAAGCACAGGATTGATAATATCCAGCACCGGTGCCTCGGGACTAATCTTTAATGACTCAGCTCTCCACCACTCGTCTACCATAAAGTCACCCATAACAGCTATTCTAAAGTTCTTATACATCTTTATCGGCCTCCAGTTTACTAAGTAACCCTAAACGTGTACTCATCAGAATCCTCAGTAGATACCTCTAAAATAACAGCAGGATACTCTAAAGCCCTGCTGCGATGCTTTGTAAAGTAGGGGATGTGAAAAACATCGCCCGGCGTCATTATGCAGCCAGCCGAGTCTGGACACTCTACCCACACCTTACCAGCTAAACAAATAAACGTTTCGTCCTTCTTGTCCGCGTGATGATGTAAAGAGCCTGGGAGGGAATTGGTAAAGATGAGAAATTTAGCCGCATAAAGAGAAGTATTGAGAAAGCGAAGCTGATAACCCCATTTATGAGCATCATCACGCGGGAATCTTAAAGAGTCAAGGAATGTTACGAAATCTTTGCCAGTCATCTGTGGTATCATGCCCAGTCCTTATGTTCTGCACCTCATCAGGCTCTTTGAGAGTTAAAGAAACACCACCATCTACAGTCGGGGATGAAAGTTGTAAAGGAGCGTCGTTTTGTAACCGAGCCGCTATCTCCCTGCGAGCCTCCGAAGCCCTGTCCAACGCAGATTGTAAAGCAGCAGGATTGTCGGTAATTAAACCCTGTACCAGCACACGCATGTCTACCTGTGTGGTCTGCTCTACCTTTTGCACCGGGTCAGGAGTTTTACGCTCTGCGAGTGACTTCAAAAAAGTAAATGCCTGCTTCGGCGGCAAGTCTCCATCAGCGTATAAAGCCAGCATCGCCGCTAATGCCTGCCGCCCAGCAGCCTCTATGTCAGTGATGTCGTCTGCATCTAATGATATGCGTAAAGAAGTCGCTATGTCGTCTGCAAGCCGGCGGAACTCGTCCGCAAAAGGAACTTTGCGCTCTATACTTATCGGCTCTATTACCTTCTCTAACATAACCCGTACCCCCTATCCCTATATATTATACCACATATCTATATTGTATGTCAAGAAAAATCGTCGTAAATTAGGCCGGTGTAAATTCTACGAGCATATTATTGTTGGTTCAACGTTTGAGACATCTGAAGCGAAACAAACTATTTGCGCCTAGCCGCAGCGCGGCGAAGGGCGTCTGGCGGCATACCCCGGTCGCATACTCAATACTATTGTACTTCACACAGTCAACAACTTAGCACATCACGGCAGTTTGAGCGGTAAAGGTACAACCACCAGAACAACGCCGCGCCGCTGGCATGGTTTTTGCCTAGCAAAAATCGTGCCAAATAACGTGATTAGTCAAATTGACAACAAAAAAACTATTTGACTTACAGTGCCGTGCATATACAATACAAACGTATCGTTTTTAGCAAAAAAGAGAGTGTAACATCGATGCTATAGAATATTGATACGAAACGCATTGCTACATTATAAACATATGTGTAGTATTTTATGTCAACAATTTTTTCTGGATTGTGTCAACTAACTAATTCCTTAGTAGGTGTAAAGGCACACTACCATTACATCTATAGCATTTTCTAAAGACAATACATTTGTATTGTTTTTTCAATGGCTTTGGGTATCCTATTTATAAAGGGATCCGTGTTTTTTTTTTTAAGATATAAGAATATAAGAATATGAATATATGAATATATATAGATAGAATTTACACAATGGTCTGGTTTTTAAAGGGTATTGATACCAGGGACTACTTAACATATGTTTAGTAAACATGTGTTTAGGTAACATATGTATAGTTGGCACGATTCTTGCTATAGCAAAAATTATGCCAATAGGAAAAGTGGTTTCGTTTTGACAACTGCCTAAACATATGTCAACTACACATATGTTTAGTAGTGACAAATAGTTGACGTTAGCATCAGAAATCTGATAGTGTATAGAATGGCGTTTTTATTGGTTGTATGGGATTTTATAGGATTTTTTGACACACCGCCTCAGAAATCTGACACCTTAGATACTAAACATATGTATAGTATGGCTATAGAACTAATAAACATAGGTATCTACAGACCGTGGTTTTATTGGTTTATTGGCATGATTTTTGCAATAGTAAGGGGTGCGGCTAGGGGAAATGGGTTCATTGACATGTGTTCTTTGACAACTGAATATTCCTGGCATATCCTGAAGGATAGGGTTTCTTTACTCTATACGGAAAGGATAGACTACGATGAATAATGTAAGCGTTCCAATAAATGTTACCGACGCTGCGAAGGACATTTTTTTAGAACTGTTAAAGTCTAACCCTGAACAACTAAAGGCTTTAATGGAACAGGCGGGCAGGAAAGACGTTGACAAAGTGATAACGGATACAGAGCAGGCGATAGCGGTCAACGCCGAGAAGGCTGCGCTGCAGTCGTTTAAGAATGAAACGACTAAACTCTTTATAGACGCGGCGGCTGATTTTACAATTCCCGGAAACATGGTAGAAGTAGAGGTCAAGTGTTATTATACCTCTGTAGAAACCAAACTCGGGACGCAGGTTTTGCAGCCTGGTTGGCACGTCACAAGGTTTGACGCCAGGACGGATAAGATGACTAAAATGGAAAACCTGTCAAGGATAGCAAAGTCAACCGGCGGCGGCGGCGGAAGCGGGAAGTCTGTTCCAATTCCCCAATCCCTTGTCAATGAGGGAATAACCAAATGGACGCAGGTTTTAGAGCGGAATCACAAGGAGCGGTATGACGTGCTGACCGCAAAAGGTTCCGCGTATAGTGCGCCTCGTGAATTGGAATCATTGAAAGATCCTGATTACCTGGCGGCGAAGGCGGAGTGGGATAATTCAGGGCAGGGGAATTTGATACCCGGCGCAAAGGCACCGGCGGAAACGGAAGAGTCGAAAGGCAAAAAGTCAACAAAGAAGTAGGTTACTAATCAAATAGAGGATATGTCAGGATATTTGGGCAATGAAAGGGCATGGTGAAAATCATGCCCTTTTATTGCTGCCTCGGGCTTTATCTTTTTGACTTGCGGCGATTAGACTGGGCGATAGACCTGTGGTGTATATTCTATGGATATGCACAGTATTTATAAAGTGGACAGCGGGAGCTGTCTGCAAGGAGTCGGAGCAATGAAAAAACCGAAGTCACCCAGAGATATTGGTTTACCGCAGTATTCATCATGGACTGAGTATGCTGTGCCGACCGAGTTAACGTGTTGCGGCTGCGCTTCCCTCTTTACCGTTGACCCAGAAGACTTCCGCGCAACTCCAGACCTAGACCCAGAGTTGATATACTGTGACGTGTGCAATGAAGAAGCGCGTCTCTGGGTAGAAAGAGTCGAGGCAAACTGGTGAATGTGTGTCTGACCGAGCTTGCTCGGTTGGGCAGACAGTTTGTTCCAAACTGTCCACTTCAGCTATACTTTGTTACCATTCGAGAGGAGGCGGAGATGTAAAGAATAGAGCCGTTTGGAAAACTGAATAGAGCCGGGCCTGACCAGCCCGGCTTACACTTCTGCTAAACGAAACACACTTTACCGTGTCCGCTTTATAAGCCCTGAAGAGTTTAGCTTAACTTAGCAAAGGAGGTGAGTTAGAATGAATTTGACAGCTGAACAGCGTAGCTGTTCGGGCAGACAGCTCCCGCTGTCCACGAAGGAAATAGCAAACCACTTTAATCTAGCGGAGTCAGATGACTTAGTTTTCCTTTCCGAGTTATTGCAATATACCCACTTGACTCCGTATGAAAGACTGTTACGAGCCGATGCTATTCTTTGCGGCTACGGAGTCGAAGCTCTTTACGATAAGGACGGCTGTACTCCAATAGCTGAGTACATCAACTTTGGTGATGTCTATTCCCCAACACTTCTTTATAATATAAAGGAGGCGAAGTTTGAATTGACGAGTTGGGGAAGCTGGTATAAGGAGTGGGAAATACGCAGAGAGCAGGCAATAAAGCTGGAGTATATCGGCCCTATATCCTCTGGCACTTTACGCGCCGATGATTTAGTACCCTGCTTTATCGAACTTGCAGAAGCGATGGCGACGAGGTTAAACTTAGACCAGTTGCCGGTAATTCAGCGTTTGCTGGCGGAGTATTGCGCTTTATCTGATGACGCGCCGGACGAAGAATGGGATTATATCCTTGAGGATATTGAGGATATACTCAACGATTTAGCTCCCGATGGTTATTACTTTGGCGCGCATCCGGGAGACGGTTCTGATTTTGGATTTTGGAAAAATCCGAAGTAGCGAATTGCTCCAATTCGCTCACTCCGGATTTTGGGAAGAGGAGGAGCAAGATGCTAAAAATTAGGCTTACTCACAAGGCTGTTAGTAAAATGTGTCAATATGGTGGTCGCTTTGAGCATTACTTAGCGAAGGCCTGGTATGTCGCTGATGACAAAAACAAGCAGAAATTAGAGGAAACGTTTGCTGAGCTGTTTGCTAAATTTGCAGATCTGCAAATTGTGGACAATTTGCTGTCCAGCAAAAGTTCCCCTTTTGCAGAAAGGTGAGGTGAACTTAGAATGTCTCGTGACATAGCCATCTTTATAGGTCGGCAGTTCTACTCAACTCCAGATGAATACATAGAGGAGTCAGAGCGGTTGGGCTGTTGTCGCAAAGTTCCTGCGATACCGCAGGATATAGTAATCGGAGAATCAAAGGTCGTATTGCTGCACAGGCAGGAGCAGGACGCTCCTGCTTTAATGTTTGGTTATTACACTGTAGACGGTATAATCAAATGCAGTTTGCAGCAGCAGCTTACTGATGAAATCAGGGAAATCTCTGCACAGCCCGTAACTATACCCGCCTTACGGGCTGAGCATCGGCGACTTATTCCACAGCGGGGCTGTGGAGGTATAGACCCGCCGAGTTATTACCTGGTAGGGCCGGGTGATGTAACAGCGGAGCTAGGTTTACGCACTCCCACTTTACATATTCCGCCGGCGGAGAGGATTCACGTCTTTGATAATTGGATAGAGTTAGGAGACGTGAAGCATTTTAGAGGGTTCAGGTATCTGGATTCTCTGATGGAGGAGTTAAATGTCTAGAATTTTATTCCAGATAACTGAGGAAGACATACGCCGCATGTTAGAGCCAGATGATTGTCCTTTAGAAGAAGAGGACATCCTCGAAATTGTTGAGGCTGTGGCTGACATGGATGTTAGCGCAGTAATAGCCGACCTGGTTCTGACATACTCTGCTAACAAGCTCAGAGCGGCAGTGGAAGAGTGTATGTCTTGTCCTTATATAAACAGATGCAGCGAAGGTAAGCAAAATATACTTGAGGGAATGAAGGCTTTAGGAAAGAAGCCGATAGTTTTAAGCGGGAGGCACTGATGGAACAAAGAATTACTGTAAATATAAACCTGCTTAACCGGCTTGTGGCCGAGCATTTCAATGCTGATTCCGCATTTGCTCTTGAAGCACATACGTGGAACACTGATATTAAGCTTGGTGCGGGCGCTGTGCTTAATATCGACTTTAGTATCAGAATTAAGGAGGTGAAGCAGATTGCCGATAGTAATAAAGCAGAAGCCGACCAGAACGCCTAGCATAGGGGTCTTAGGCACTTTAGATGTATACGCGGAGAGGGATATGAGGCTGCTCAACGCTGTATACTGCAACAAGCGCATAGTTCAGGAGGAGCTTGGTTCTCCCTGGACTGTGAAGTCTCATTACCATGTGCCTTTACCTTTGGCGCGCAGGTTCTTTGAGGAGACGCCGCCTGCGTTTATGAACAATTGGAGAGAGCATGTTACTTATCCTCTGGATGACGACGCGAAGGGAATACCTGCTCAATGGCACAGATTACAGGTCGAGCCGGAGGTAAAGGAACTGTATGACAAGTGGATTGAGTTCGAGCATGACCTGAATCTAATTAAGAGGAACGGAGCGGAGTTGACAGATTCGATTCTCGCCAGGTATAGTATTGACGACTCTTTCTTTACTCGCCAGCCGAAACCTCACCAGAAAGCAGGTATGGCTTTCTTCCTGCGCTCTTTAGAATTGGGCAGCGGGCACATTTGTCTCTTTGACGAGATGAGAACAGGCAAGACGAAGCAAGCAGTTGACATAGCGACCTGGCTGCTGAAGAACAAGATGGTACAGCGTGTACTGGTAATAGTTCCTAATACTATTAAGCGAGTATGGATGAATGAGATAATGCTTGACTCGCCAATGTACGGGCTGTTATCCTGTATTATACAGGGAACAAAAGACCAGAAGGCTGCTCTCTGGGCACAAAAGATGTTCTTTTACATTGTCAATTATGAGTGTGCCAGGGCAGACGAGGAAGAGATGAAAGTATGGGAGGAGGATTGTAGGCACACAGGTTATCTTTTAATCTGTGACGAGGCACACAAGTTGAAGAATCCTCAGAGCAAGCAGTCAAAGGCTATTCTTTCACTTAATCCTACCTATAGCATCTTTATGACTGGAACACCGGTTGCTAACCGACCTGAAGATGCTTTCTCTATGGCTGACTTTATATGTCCGGGTGTGTTAGGTCAGAATATAGAGTACTTCCAGGAAAGGTTTGGTATAAGAGGCGGTTATCAGGGAAGGCAGATAACTGGATACCGGGATTTAGACGAGGTAAAGTATAGATTAGCGCGCTTGTCAATGCGGAGGCTACGCAAAGATATAATCTTTGACCAAGCTGTTCGTGCTGATAGGTATGGCACTTTATCTGGTGACCAGAAGAAGGCTTACGATGATATGCGTGACTTTCTTTGGGCGGAGATTTCCAAAGAGACGGAATGGACGGAGATAAGGGCGCAGAATCACATGGTCAAGATACTCAGATTGCAGCAGATAACTTCAGGTTATTTGCCTAAAGTTCCTGATTCTGACGGTATGTTTTTCCTTGAACAGTTTGCTTCAACATCTTCTAAATTAGCACAGACTGACGAGGATGTTGTCTGGTTTGATAACAACTGGAAGTTGGCAGAACTGGACGAGTTTATAGACGAGTACCTTGATGACTTTGGCAAGATTGTTATATGGTCTCGCTTTGTGCCTCCGATTCTCAAGTTGGTTAAGAGGTATGGGAAGTATGGTGCTGTACATATTAGAGGGCAGATGGGTGAGAAAGCGGTTGACAATATGTACAGATTTCAGCAAGACCCAAGCTGCCGCATTATGATAGCTCAGATACAGACGAGTGAGGGCAAAGGATTCCAGCCTGCCACTTTATGTATCTTCTGGGATAAGTGGTGGAGTCCTCATTTGAACAAACAGGCAGAGGATAGAATAGTTGGTATTAAGAACCCCGTGCCTGTGACTGTAATTTCATTGGTTACTGAGGATTCTATAGACGACAGGCTTGAGGTGATTTTATCGAAGAAAACTGGTTGGGCAAACGGTATTACCGGAGACCAGCCAGCGGATATAAAGCTGCCTAAATTCGACAAGGCTGTGCTGCTTTACCTTTTGGCGAAGCCGGAGGAGGCGAAGAGGTTAGGAGGTGAGTTGTTTTGATTAACGAAGTAGTAGTCACAATGAATATAAGGCTAGTAGATAAAGAGGAGGAGTACACACCTGCAAGGTTTAGCTCTATTGATGAGCTAATAGAGTGGCTGGAGAAGTATAAGGATACGCTAGTAGCCTTCGAAATATACGGAGAGGAAGTGATAAAGGATGGAGAATCCAATGGACATTCTTGATGAGTATCTGGAGGCTTATCGAAAGCAGAAGAGTATAGAGGCTGAGTTGGCAGCAGTCAAGCAGGAAACAAATGCTCTTAAAGAGCAGATAGTTGCTCACTTTACTGTCAACAATTTTGATACTATAAAGCGAGGTGATTCAAGTATCAATGTAAGTTGGCGCAGCTTTGGTAAGGTCACTGATTATCAAATGCTGCTGGGCTGGGTGGATAATCAAGGCGAACCAAGGAGTGAGTACTTAGAGGAGGTGTTCATAAAGGGGAGTCCCAAAAACCCGAAGGGAATCTTTGGAATGGTTCACGACGCACAGATTGAGGCTTTGAAGACTGGAAGTACTGTGCAGGAGTGTCTGCCGCCGGGATTAGAAATTTCAACAGTTCCGGTGGTGACGGTTAGGACTTATAATGGAAGTTCAAAGGAGCGGCCTAAGTCAGCTTTAGATAAGCTTGATGATATGCCGTTCTAAAAGGAGAAACCAAATGGCTAAAGGAAAAGAGATAGCCACGCGTGCAGATTCTGCGCTGGCTATGATAGCGTCGCAACTGGATGAAGAAGCATCGGGCTTTAATCCGACGCCGGTTGTTATACAAATAGTGCATACGCAAGGGATGTTCGCTTTTCCTGCATTACCGCCAGAGTCAAGATTGACTGGTGTTATTCTGGCATCAAGAATGGTGAGAGTGTTTTTTCCTCGTATGGCTCACGAAGAGGACTCGGAGAAGCTGACCGAGATTACAGGCGGGCGGCCTTTCTGTTCCAGTCAGGATTACATTCACGGTACTTTGACTGATGCTGAAAGCAGCGACGAGCTTTTTAACATTATCAAAGACAAGATTTCCGAGGGAGCAGGAAATTGTGTCAATGGCTGCCCGCTTAATAAATGGGGAAGTACAGAGATACTTGGCAGGTCTGGGCGTGGAAAGGCGTGTGCTGAACTTCGTCGGTTGCTTTTTTGGAGGCCGGGCATGCAGGTACCGGCTATTTTCCCGGTTCCGACATCGAGTATCAAGGCATGGGATGGATACTGCTCTGCTCTGGGAACGGTCGGGCAGAGACATAATCGGGTAATCACCGAGATTACCGCAGAGGTGAAAAGTGCCACTGGCATGAAGTGGTCTGTTCTCAAGTTTGCGAAGGCTGGAGACGTGACCGAAGAGATGGCAGAGGAGCTTGTCTCTGAGGTAGTCTTCAGAGGTACAAAACAGACCCTTATAAAGTCTCTCGTTGACCTCTTTGCTGGTAGGGAGATTGCCGCTGACGAGTACCCTATTAATGGCAGTGGGGGAGATGAGCTTTAAGCCGGCGAGGCGGCTTCGGCCGCCTCCTCCCGCTTTATATATGGAGGCTGAAAAATGAAGCTTAGATTTCTTGATAGAGTAATTAGTGATTGTATGGCACATATTAAAGGTGCTATAGCCGATACAAACAAGCCCGTCTTGGGCAAGGCAGACCGGAAGCGGTTAATCAGTATCCGCAAGAAGATTCGTCACATGAAGCGAGAACTAGATGAGCTTGACAACATCTGCTCGCTTCGTATTTCGTACACATTGGAGGGCGTCAATGTCAGTAACTACAGAGACAAGCAGACCGGCGATAGACTGGCCGGATTGTCAGAGAAATAGCGAGTGGCATGACAGATTTTTTGCGCCTAAAGCCTTGAGAGACCACCAGGCTAAAGGTAACTGCGATAGTGCTGCTCTAACGCTTGACTATATGCTAGAAAAAGGATGGCTGCAGAAAGGAGATGTAATACTCGACCCGATGTGTGGGATAGGTAGCTTCCTTATAGTTGCAGCATGGCTAGGTTATAATGCTATCGGAGTTGAGTTGGAAGAGAGATTCATTAAAGACATGGAGGGATATGATACTATTGTAGATGACCCAGATGATATGTTTACAGGAAGCAAAGAGCATGTGCTTGGAAACCTGGAGCATTTCAGGAGAGTAACTGTTGATATGCTTCAAGTTGGAACTATCCATGTTATACAAGGAGATGCAAGACAGTTGCAGTGGCTTGATATACCTGCAAATGCTGTTCTTTGCTCTCCGCCTTATGGCAACCGACTTCGAGATGTAGGGCAGCAGTTTGGCTCTAAAGATGAGCGGACATGGGGCGAGATAGAGGACGAGTTGAAAGGTTCGTATGATATGCAGTATAGCATGGACAAAGCGAATATCGGCAATGCTAAGATAAAGGTATTGTGTTCTCCTCCTTATAAACATGGCGAGCATAGCCAGTCAAAGATTGACTCTATACCTGATGATGTAACTGGTATGTATGTCCATGAGTATTTGGAGGAGAATAACATTGCAAGTATAGACAAGAGCGGCAAGTATAACTACGAGATGCTTAAAGTCTATAAGAGCCTTTACCAATTCCTAGAGCCAGGTGCTGTTGTTGCTCTTGTGACTAGAAACTTTATACAGAAAAAAAAGGTGGTGAGGCTTGACCGTTTAACAATTAGCCTTATGAAGCAAGTGGGCTTCACGTATCTGGAGACCAAGCGGGCTAACAATCCTGAAGTATCATTCTTCAGGCAGATTAACCATAAGACCCTAGCGAAGTATGGGCTTCCTCTCATAGATTGGGAGGAGATTACTTTTTACAGGAGGTGAAACAGGAATGAGTAAAGACAAGGAGACAACCGGAGTCTGGATGGAGATAGATGTAGGGTTGAAGTCTCTTATGGACTTCGTAACTCAACTTAGTGGCAAGTCTCGTAAGGACTATGTTACTGAATTGATAGAGGATGATGTATATAATAGACTGAAAGGTGTTCCTAATATC